CCAGTATAACGAACATCTACTTCTGCACGACCTCTAAGTCTCTGTGAAGTACCTTTTGCTATTAACCTGTCCCCTTTAGGTGTAACAATATCTTTTTCTGTCCAACGCTTTCCTGCTGCACCTCCATCTAAATTACCAAAGTAGTATCGAAGACGTTTATTCATTTCAAAATGATTGCGTAAATACTTTAAGTGGTCAATAGACTGACTTTGTTCTTCGGATACCCATGCAATAAAGTGTTGCTCATCATCTCTTGCAAATACAAGTTTATGCATAATGGCTGCTTTCGATAAGATTGACTTACCAAACCCTCTAGGCATGATGATGCAGCTACGACTACCGGGTTTAGAGGATATTAGTTTATCTGCTACATCAAAGTGAAATGCTGGTGATGCAGACTTTTTAAGAAAGTCATTTGGTAAGAAAGCTCTTCCAAAGTAAATAAGACTTTTGTAGGACTTGGCTAATACCTCATCCCTATCTTTCATTTCAGATGGAGATGGGTTAATATTAAAATTATCCACTATTTATTTTTTAATTTAAAAGGATTGTATTTATATGTTGGTGCTGACATTAAATTTTCTAATGCTTTAACTCGATTAGGATTGTTTTTAATATATATATCCATTAAATATGGTTCTACTCTTTTTAATGTACTACGAACTTGCTCACTCATTACAACTGGTAACTGTGTAGATTTTTGATTCATATCTACAACAGTATCTATTAACTTTTGTAAGTTTGGTTGAGGTCTTCTTGTTCCCCACAATCCCTTTCCAAGAGCAGGTTTCCATGTACCAAAGTTTATAGGTATTTTAGCCCAATCCATTAATTTTATATCTTTTGTTGGTAAGTTACCTAATATTCTTTCTTCAAATTCAAATTTAGGGTTCATTTGATCTTTAAATAAATTATCAACATTTTCTTTATATTGTTTTTTATTTATTATATTTTTATTTAAAGCTTTATCATAGCCTTTTAAGCTATGTTCAACATCGCTTTGTTTTAATCCAAATTTTTTATAGCCTTTTTCAGAAATGGGTTTTATCCTATAACCTTTCTTAATTAACTCATCCCTATCCATAATAAATCTTACATCAGTTCCTATATTAAAATGAGGTCTAGATAAAAACATAGGGTCACGAGTTACAGAAAAAGCTTTAGGTACATATCTTAATTTTGCATTTCCATATTCATCTATTTCTTTTAAATAGTCAGCTATTTTTTTTTCTTTAGAGTAACCCATAGGAAATCTACTTGTTGGCTTTATTCTTCCAGATTCTAATATTTCTTTAGCTTTAGGTATATTTGTGTGATGGTAAATAGGATTTCTAAGATTAATCTTTTTCAATAATTTCATTAAAGATGGAATTTTTTTAGCCGCTAATAATGGATTTAATGCTATATCTGGAGCTGTACCAGTAATTGGCTGCGGCGTTTTATAAGCAGACATAGAATATTGCCTTAACTTACTATCCATTTCTGCTTTCATTATTAAATTATTAATATTATTATGAACATCAGTTGATGCCGGATTAGCCGTAGCCATGTTTAATAATGAATTGTTTTGTGCCATATTTACGTTATTTAGACTCTTTTGTTGTAAATGCTATGTTATATCGATTATTACCTAGTTTGATTGATTTAGGTACTGTATAGCTCCAAACAGGGCTAGTCTGTGTATTCCAATACCTATCATTAACTACTACTGCTTGTATTACCACTTGTTAGTTCCTTTTTCTTACCTGTTAACATCCCTTGCTCAAATGCTTGTAACTTTTCTTTACTGAATCCAGTAAACTCTTGTATTAGTGCGATAGACTCGGACTTCTTATCTGTATTAAGCATTCCCGATATCTTCATTAATGTTTCTAGTGCTCTTAGTTTATCGCCATCTCTTACTTCAACTTTATCGACAACGCTCTTTGTGCTTTCTAATAAGTATCTTTTTGTAATACCTACATCTGCCATTAACTCTTCTATTTCTTTATCCACTTGATTCCTCACTGTTTTGCTCTTAAGTAGTAATGTTGATTTTCGTTTAGCTGCTTCTGCATCTGTTGTCTTTGGATATGCTTTCATATAAGCACTCTCAGGATCTAAGCCCATTGCAATGTATTTAGAAAACATTCTTTTTTCTCTAGTCATGCCGCCTTTTACTCTAGAGTCATAACTATTCTTTTTTACAAATCTATAAATAGAATCTTTTATTGTCCCATGAAGTTTTGTTTTCTTCTTTACATTAAACATACCAATGATTGTACGGATATACCCATCTGTTGTGTTATTTCCTTTCATATATCCTTTTTTAAGGACTTGGACTATTTTACCGTCATCAGAGTGACACCACTGATTCTCTTCAGCTTCTTTCCAATTCTTTACGATAGGCTCTGTAGGATGTGCTGTACGGAACTCTTCTTCACTTTCGTAAGCATAATGGACAACACCTTTGACTGTACGCTGTAACGCCAAACTAGTTGGGTTGGTTAAGGTTATATTCATCCATTTCTATTATTTGTAGCTCTGGCATATTATTCATTCGATATATTAACTCTGCAATCAATCCTACGTTTCTACCAGACGGCTCTATAATGTCTAGTATCTTTAATTCATTTGATATTTCTCTACACCGCTCTAGGTTGGTATAGATGTCTGTTATTTCATAATCACCGTATATTGCTTTCTCAAGCATTGTTATCTCTCTATCCATATTTAAATTTAATAAAAACTTGACAAACTGCAACTATATATAATAATATTATCTATCCCCCCTTTATTTAGTCCGTTGGATTTATAGTAGTACTATAGTATATATAGTATATAGTATATATAGTATATAGTATCTGTTATATATATATTATATATAATATATATTATATATATATAGTATATAGTATATATAGTATATAGTAAGTAGTATATATAGTACCCGCTTTTTTTATGTAGTACCCGCCCCGCAATAGATCCTAGATAACACCATAGTAAACTTCAGAAAATTTTAAAAAAAATATTTTAGTATGTGTCCCTTTGATATACACACATATACCCGCCCCCCAATCGCTTTTCACGTTAGGATTCTTGCGTTGAATTTTTCGTTTTCGTTTGCCCTCGTTAATAATAATGGAACAAATAATGTATATAATCATATATATATCAGTAACATTTTTGAAAATTTGGATGCCTTAGCGGTGGTCGCTCAACGTAGAAAGACGGCGACATTATATATATTATTATAGACACGGCGTCTATTACAATTAAATCCAATTAGTAAAGGAAATCAAAATGAATAATCTAAATAATATAACCAACTTAGTTCCTGTCTCAGAGTCTATAGATATTGCACAATCTAGTAATATTTATGCTATAGAAAATAAAAGTAAAGAGCTCGTTAACTCTTTCAGTAGTTCTAAGTTTCCTAATCTTAATCCATTTTGTGAGGTAGATATAAGAGACTTAATTACTTCTGATGGATTAACCTCAATGGGTAAATCTGTTAGGATACCTGAAATGGATAATTTAGAGATTTCAGTTAAGACTAGTAAATATTTATTAGTCTCAAATGCTGAAATAGCTAGTGTTGGTAATGAAATTAGAAATCGTTCAGAGATGGATTGGAAACCTGAAAAGATATTCTTTGATGGCAAGACATACAGAAGGTCTTTTGTTTGTGAGGACTCTTATTTTATTAGGAACATACCTCAAGTCGGAGACCAAGTCGCTCTTGTAATGGAAGAAGTAAATAGTTATGATGGTCAGACTAGGGCTGGTATATACTTTTATTACATACGTTTAATATGTGATAATGGAATGCGAACTAGAGACCACGGCTTTAGCTATTCATTCAGACATACATTGAATAATCTTAGTTGGGAAAGTAAAATAGACCAAGCATTACTTAAATTGTCAGGTAATGACTTGGATATGAGATTCAACAGATTTCTACAATCTTGTAGTTTTTTACAAGATATAGAAGTTTCAGAACCCATGCCTATTTTACTTAATAATAAGGAATATCTAGAAAACCTACCAACTACACAATATGGTCAGATTCTAAGAAACATGTACACTGCTACAGAAACTGATGAACATGGTAATGTGACTAGCAAGTATGGTTCAGGTAATTCTTATAATATGTGGGATTTCTTCAATTCAGGTACTGAGCTATTATGGCACAATCCTAAATTGACTCAGGGTTCTATTGATAACAATAGTCTCTTAGTTGATGGATTACTGAAATATGGTTCAGATATACAAGTTGAAGAGATGGATAAAAACCAAGTGGAGATGTTCAATTAATCTTTGGACGCCGTACCGACCTGAGCAAGTCGTTAAACTGCTCATTTTTTATTTTCTGTACTTTAGATCTATTTCTGTAATTTATTTAAATTATATAATTATATAAACTTTACGGAGGAAATAACTTTTTTTGTAATAAAACTCAACGAAGGAAATAGTTTTTTTTATATAAAACAACTTAACGGAGGAGATATTTATTTTTAAAAATATACAACTTTACGGAGGAGTTAATTCTTTTGTGCAATCTACTATATATTGTACAATATCGCACGAATTACAGAGTTTTAGACGTATTAAGTAATGCATTATATACTACGTGTCTGCATACATTTATATAATATTTAAATATTGTACACCTTAGAAATACACCCTTTGCAACAAAACCCCCAATATATATTAAATATTTTTTAATGTTTTTTGGAACTTTCTTGATACTTATTAGTATGATATATATAAACAAAATAATAGGAGTTTTTAAAGATGAATATCGAGCAGTTATACGAAACACTAGAGAAAATAAATTGGTTCTATAGGGAGTACGAAAAACCAAACGGAACAGATTTAAAAGAGCACGAAATATTATTAACTAGTATTGATAATAAAATAGACGACTTAAAAGAATTATTATATGATGCAATAGAAGAAGGACTAAAAGATTTAGAAGAAGTAAAATAAATTGGAACTTTATTTAATTATAATAGTATATAAGATATAACAAGGAGTAAAAAAACAATGGAACAAGTAAATAAAATAAAAATAGAATCAGGTTTTGGAACTGATAGAAAAGTAGTAAAAGCACGTTGCTGGAATGGTGTTGGCTTATCTACATGGAAGGAAATGCAAGTCGGACAACTAGAAGATGAAAGCAAGTTAATCGTTAGTATTGACAGAGTGCCAAACAAGGATTTTTCCGATCATAAAACAGAGGCTAGTTTATTCTTTAAGCTTGAAGATATTCCCGCACTAATTGCGACACTAACAAAAGTTGCTGAGGACTCACAGAAAACAGAGTTTAAAAATCAAGTAGAGTGGAACTTACAGGAAACAAATAAATTCAACAAATAAAGGAGATTACAGAACATGAGAACATTTGACAAATATAAACAGAATCTGAAAGCATCATCAACTCACGTATTAAGTTATGATACAGAAGTTGCAGAGATTGACCACGAGACAAGAACAATTAAACCGCTTGGGTGGTGGTCAATGACAACATCAAAGCACATAAATTATGTGGGTTCTGAGTACGGCTACGAAGTACAGAAAGTAAAGTAAATTACATAATAAATAAAGGAGTACATAAAATGAAAAAATGTAGACTTGATGATAAAAGAAAAGATATAGACAAATGGATAAAGTATTTAAAAAGTGTAAATGATGGATATTATAGGATATTAGAAAAAGTAAAGAGTAGACAAGATAATAGATTACACAATAAATAAAGGAGTATAGAATATGCCATATTCATCAGGACACCCTAAAAAAGAGAAATTAGGAAAAATAATTTATTATTATAATTATGATGGAACAATATTTAAAAAAATTATAAAGAATAAATTACACAATAAATAATAGATTACATGAGCAAAATTAAATACAAAAAGATCGGAGTAAAAATATCTGAGAAAGTATTTAGAGATGTAAAAAATACTCTAATAACTAAAGGAATGGCAGATAATATAGGAGGGATTACAGACCAAGTTTTAGTAAAAATAATAAAGAGTATGACAGACAAAGAAAAAGAAGTACAAATAGAATATAAAACAGAAAGAGAGAGAGAGTAAATAAAATGACATTTAAAGAATGGTATAAAAGGATAGAGTTTTCAATGACTTGGGATTCTAGTCTTTGGCTAGATAAAGAATATATTTTAGAAACGTTGGAAATGGATGAAGATTGGAAAAATACAAATGACTCTGAGAAAATAAACTTTTTCAAGATTATGATAATAGATGAATTTCAAGACTCAATAAAAAATATATGTAAATTTGCAAAAGAAAAATAAAATAATACGGAACTATTTTTAAATAGATGCGTATAGTAATAAACAAAAGGATAATTAAACATGACAGAACAAGAATTTGAAAAAGCAACAGAAGGTATTACGTATAAGATTGTAGAATCTATGCAAAGTACAGAAATTGTTAATCATACAGAAGATTACCACTTGTACAAATATTCACACGATGATTGTTGTGATGAAGATGGTGCAATCGTAGTATTAAAAGAAAATGACACAGACGAAGAAATAGCAGTCGTTTTACTAGATAAAAATGAACAATTATTATTTGATATGTTAATTTAATCTGGAACTTATTTGATTAACGTGCGTATTACTATTAAAACAAGGAGCTAATAAAATGAATAAACTATATAACATATATTATATTGATGATGTTTACGGAGATGAACCAAGCCACGAAGGCACAACGGATAACTTTGAGGAGTGGCTAAAACTACACAATAAAGAAAGAGTTGCAGATGGAGAAGATAAAGAAAGTAAAAGCAATTTTGAAGTAGAAGAAATATATCCAATATTATTTAACAAGGAGAACAACTAAAATGAAGAGAACAATAACAGAACATGAATTTATAGACGGCTTTACAGGTAGTTATGCAGATAGTTTTACGTACGAAGGTAAGAAAGCTTTGTTTGAATACTTTGAGCAACTAGAAGAAGATACAGGATTTGACATGGAATTTGATCCGATTGCAATACATTGCGACTTTACAGAATACGAAGACTTTACAGAATTTAGAGATGAATACGAAGACTATGTAAAAGAGCACGATATACAAGATGTAGAAACATTACAAGAACATACCCAAGTTGTAGAATACAAGGGTGGTTTTATAATACAACAATTTTAACGAAAGGAGATAACATGGAGATTATACAATTATCATATCATAGGAACGGAGTTTGTGGAGATGGCTTTTATACTGGAATCATTAAAACGGAAGATGGCGAAAGAAAAGTATTTACACACTTTCCCGACCATAGCGAAGAAGGTGAAATAATCAATGGAAATAATGTCAGAACGGCTATATTAGACCTTGATATATTAAAAGAAAAGGAAGAAACAAGATTCGGAGAAAACTCTTGGAGGGGCGACCATTACCATGATTTTATTGTAGACGCTATTAACGAGCATGATAAAAAAATAATAGAAAGTTGGGAACAAAGACACGTAAGTAGTGTATAAAGGGTATGATGAGAGCGTTAAAGATTGACTTGATAAAACGGCAGTTCGCAGGGATGCGTAAATTCCATAAAAGACCTGACACGCTTTCATTTAACAAACAAGAAAGGAAATAAAATGAAAAACCAAACAATAGAAATACCAATATATTACTACGAAGATGAGGATGGTAATAAAGTATATGACTTTGAAGAAATGGCTAATGAATTTGAGAACAGACTTAACGAAATAACAAATGTGTCTGTAATGTGTTCAGTAGTTGAGGAGGTGTAAAATGGTAGGTGACATTCGTTATGGAGTAAATACTTATTGGATTTACAAAAAAGCTAATAAAAATAAGAAAGAGTTTTTTAAGAGGCTATCTGATTTACATAAAAATCATAGTGATGCTAAATGGATAATGGTGTTGAATTATGAACTACAGGATTATGTTGAAGATGTGAATAAGTATAAAACAATTAATGATAAAGAAAATATATTATTTAAACTGCAACAGAATAATGTAGAAATAGATGGGAATCTAGAAAGGATAGGAGAATAAAATGTTAATTCCAGAGACAACAAACGAGAAACCAAACAAATGTTGCATAGAAGAAAACTTAGAATTTTTTGGTGGTGGAAATAATGAAGAGTGGGAGACTTGGGAGTGCAAAGAATGTAATAATCTATATGTAGTACCTATTGAGATACAAAGATATTTTAAAGATATTGAATTAATAAAAAAACAAGAGGTGTAAAATGAAAAAAGAAACAATAGAAATACCATTGTATTATCATGTAGAAGAAGATGGAACTAGAGTGTATGATTGGGACTCAATGCAAGAAGTTTACAATAATAAATGTGTTGAATTAGAAAATAAGGAAGGTAACTAATATGTATAAATATATAGTAAATCTAAAGCATGTACCTAACCACGATATAGACAA